CGTTAATATTGCCGAGAATCAGGCTTTCGTATAGTCGGCGCTTTTCGTCATGCAACACAGCTATCCTGCTTTCAACTTCTGCTTGCCGAGCTAACTTCACGCTCAGATCGCTTAATTGGCTCAGAGTGTTGATGTTTAGAATGACCTGAACGTGTTTGAAGATAACTTCAAATATCATCGCAGAGAGTTCCTTTGCGGAAACGCTCAAACCATGACACTCGGCATCAGCAGCCGAATGGGTGAACCTGCAACAGAACCTAGCGTTCGCAGTGCTGCTCAACACCATCGTATGACCGCAGCAGCCGCATACAGCTTTCCCCTTTAGCGGATCGTCTATAATCCCATACCTCTGCCATGTTCCAAGTTCGCGCTTACGTTTGGGTTTTTCTTTTTGGGATAAAGCTGCTTGAACCGCGTCAAAGAGTGTCCTATCAATGATGGCGGGATGATGGTCTGGTATCTTATACCACTCGCTCTCTGGCACATTAACGGCGACGCCGCTTCCGACATCCGCGATTTTAGCCCTGCCCGCGATATAAGTCCCTGTGTACTGTTCTTCCCGCAGCATGTCATGGATGCAGGACAGGTTCCAGTTATAACCGCTGTTTCTCGTTGAACCTTTATGTGCGCTCGGCGTTGGCCGCTTCCTTTCATACAACTGTTTTGCTATCTGAGCGAGGCTGTTGCCTTCAAGGGAAAGGCTGTAAATTAGCCTGATTGTTTCGGCTGCCGGTTCGTCAATGACCATCTGGCGGGCATCATTAAGCACATATCCGAAAAGGCAGTTCTTCATGACATATTCTCCGCGACGCATTTTTTCATGCCTTGCGGATTTTATCTTTTTTGAAAGATCGCGGCTATAGTATTCGTGCATGAGGAACTTAAAAGCCACCTCCATGCCGCCGGTATCACCATCATAATCGTTTGAATCAAAATAATCGGAAATGGATATGAAGCGGACACGGAACAACGGGAACACACGCTCAATGAAGTACCCGGTTTCGATAGCATTGCGCCCGAAGCGGCTGAAATCTTTGACCGCGATGCAGTTGACCTTGCCTCCGCGAACGAGTTCCAAAAGCTCCTGCACGGCAGGGCGCTCAAAGTTTGTGCCGCTGAATCCGTTATCCACAAACTCCATGACCTTGACATCAGGTATATCAAGATCGGCTATGTGCTTATCCAGCAGAATACTTTGGTTTTCTATGCTCATGCTGTCTGTCTTTGCGTCGTCAATCGAGAGCCTGAGATACTTGGCTATCACATAGTCCCGCATCACGCGCTCACCTCCCTGAACTCATTGCCATATCGAAGAAATACTTCAAAGCTCTTGTCAGGATAGACGAGTATTTTGTCTACCAACCTACCGATGATTTCGGCGGTCAGGCTTTCGCTGTCCTCTATCATAGCGATAGCATCTGTTATGTCGCGGTATTCCTCAATGCGGCTCTCCGTGTCCTTTCGAGCATTCCTTATTTCATCAGCACGATTTGACAGCGCGGCTATTTTTGCCTCGTAACCAGTTTTCATCTGAGTAAATTCTTCTGCCGTTATCATTCCTCTTACCATGTTTTCGTAAAGGCTTCGCAGCATACGCCCATCTTTATCGAGACTGCTGTTGATTTCGCGCAGTTCAGCATCGGCTTCATCCAGTGCAGGCTTTTTGACATCAGATTCAAGACCGATCAGTTTTCCGCGTATGGCTTCCGAGTGTTTGTTGAGCATTATCAGCACCCCGGTTTTCAAATCGGATTCCTTCACCGAAACGACGGTGCAAGCGTCTTTGCTGTACTTCCATTGGGAGTGGCAGCGGAGCCAGTATGCGCCGTCCTTGTTTTGTCTGTTTCTGTGCATCGCATACCCGCACTTATCGCAGAACACCTTGCCGGTGAACGGATTTTCTGAATACGCGGATGCTTCCCTCCGTTTGGATTTATCATGCTCAGAAGATGCCTTAATATGGGCTTGCACATTCTCATAAACATCCCTGCTTATGACCGGCTCATGCGTATTAGGGACGCAAACCCAATCATCGGGACTGACGGCGATTTGCTTTTGATTGATTTTCTTCGTTTTGCCTTGAACCATGTCGCCAACGTAAACTCTGTCTTGCAGAATACTTTTTACAGTACCGAAGTGCCAGTATTTCGAGCCACCATTCTTGTTGTTTACCACTAAGCCGCTTGCTTCTTTATATCTGCTTGGCGTTATTACTCCGTCATCATTCAACCTGCGAACGATAACGCTCAAACCAATCCCCTGCAAAGCCCAATCGAATATCTGCCGTACTATCGAAGCGGCTTCCTCGTCAACTATGAGCTTGCGGCAATCATCCGGCGCCTTTGAATAACCAAATGGAGCCAAACGCCCGACGAAACGCCCATCGTTGATGTTCTGCTGCTGTACCGCTCTGCATTTTCGCGATATGTCGAGCGCATATGACTCGCTGATTATGTTCTTCAACGGAATAAGAATACCACCGTCGCCATCGTTTGTGTCGAACCCGTCAGTCACAGCGATGAAGCGCACATCAAGAGTAGGCAAATACTTTTCAAGATAATAGCCCGCATCAATCGCGTTCCTTCCGAAGCGGGTCAGGTCTTTTACGATTATGCAGTTAATCTTTCCGCTCTCCGCGTCCATGAGCATTTGATGAAACCCCGGACGCTCGAAATTCGTCCCGGTAGCGTTGTTGTCGGAATAAACTTTATAAAGGCGCACGTCTGGAGCGGAAGCGATGTAGTTCTCGATGATATTTCGCTGTGTTTCAAGCGAATCACCGCGCTTCTTCTTGTCGTCTGAGGATAGCCTTATGTATGCGGCAGCATTATAATACACGTTTTCCGTAACAGGCTCAGCAATGACAGCATCCGTATTTTTTCTGCTTTTTCGTGCCATTTATGCCGCCTCCCTTCCAAGAAGCGAAACGGCTTTCTCATATTCCGATTGATAGTTAAAGGTGATGACGAGTTCCGTCTTGCTTACNATACGGATACTCTGGATAAGGCTCACTACTACGCGGCGGTCAATCTCAGCCAACCCATCGAACCGCTTGAAATGCTCAGTCCAACGCAAACGCTCCGCTTTGCCTGCAAGCACGTTTTCGGTGTCTTGCCTCAGAGCCTCAATAGCTCCGCGCAAACAGTTTTCGTCAGCGAGATATTTTGCTTTCAACGTCCTGTAATCGTCTTTTGAGATGACGCCGTTGACCATGTTTTCGTATAGCGTGGATTTGAAGCTCTTTATTTGTTCAAGTTGGCGCTCATTCTCGAAGATTTGCGAATTGTGCTGCTTCAGGAGAGCATTTGCGACGCGCTGACCGTTGCTGCTTTCAATAATAGAGTCAAGCGAAGCGACATTCGCCACATGAGACTTGACGCTCTCCAATATGCACTCGGATAGGTCAGTTTCCTTCATATTGACCGCATTGGGACACCCACGCTTTTTCGTAGTCGGACAATAGTAATAATGATATTTCTCACCTTTATACGGTACGGATTTACGTGTCATGCGCGCCCCGCAGCTCCCGCAGATGAGAACGCCTGAGAACATATACACCACATCGCCGCCCGGAGCGGTGCGGGTATCGAGCCGCATGATTTTCTGAGCGAGGTCAAAATCGTGCTTTGTAATAATCGCTTCATGTGCCTCGTCAGTTTGTTTCCATTCGGATTCGGGTTTGTTGATAAGGTCTTTTATCTTGTAATTAAGTGTTCCCTGCCGCCCTTGAATGAGTATGCCTGTATAGGTTTTATCCTGTAAGATACGGATAATCGTTGTAGCTGACCATTTGGAATCCTCTTTATCCGCATATCCGCCTTTCGGATGCGGCAGGCCGTGGGCTTTTTTGTACTCCATTGGCGAAAGGATTCCGAGATTGTTCAGCGTCTCTGAAATCCTCAAAGCGCTCATGCCACTTATCTTCATGCGGAAAATGTCTCCTACGATACTTGCAGGGTAGTCGTCTACGACAAGCTGATTATGGTTGTCATCTGCTTTTTTGTAACCATAGACAGGGCAAGCACCGACATAATCGCCGTTTCCGCGCTTTGCGCCTAAAGCAGAGCGGGTTTTGACCGATATGTCGCGGCAATAGGCATCGTTGATGATTGACTTTACCGATACGATCAGGTCGTCGCCGCTGTCTTTGAGTGAGTCGATGTTGTCGTTCAATGCCATGAAGCGAACGCCATACGCCGGGAAGATTCTGCGGAGGTAACGCCCGGTTTCAATGTACTCGCGCCCGAAACGCGAGAGGTCTTTGACGATAACGCAGTTGATTTTTTCGCTTTCAATATCTACCATCATCTGTTTGAACGCTGGCCGGTCGAAGATAATGCCCGAAATACCGTCGTCCACATATTCGCATACCGCTTCAATGTCAGACTGGCTTTCAATAAAGCTGTCGAGCAGCTTACGTTGATTCACAACGCTGTCGCTTTCGCTGCTCTTGTCGTCCGTATAGGACAGGCGGATGTATTTTGCCGCCTTGTACAATTTTTCTACCATAGTTGATGCACTCCTTAATTTTTGATTTCCCGAAAATCAAGGGGTGCGGGCTTGCGTTATTGCGGTCACTCTTTTTCCGCAATAATCATAGCCCCGCTTTTCGGGAAAGTCGAGTTTGTCGTTCGATATTTAAGCCATCATTTGCTGCAAGCAGTCCTCCAAAGTGGGGCCGCTTTCGGCAAAACGGGCTGTTATGGTGAATTTCCCGCATCTGAATCTGTACGGATTCTTTATTTGCCTGACATACTCTACAATCCGCTCATGTTTAGGCAGGTTCTTGTCTACCGACACGTCGCGGATGTCTACCAATTCTGAGTTTTTGTCTTGATATTGCATATCCTCAACCTCCCAAAAGTCCCTTTTCCAAAGTGTGGAAAAGGAACATGATAGTAAATGTTGTGTTGTTTATTGATTTCGCGGCGCTGAGTCAAACAGCGAGTTCAAATCAGTCATTGTCGCGTCCCTCCAAACAAAAAAATGCGCCCCTTTTCCCAAGTGTGGAAAAGGGGCGTGAGTCGTCGTATTTGTAATATTCAGGCGGTTTCTTTTCTTTTGTGAATTGCTCTATGTCGGCTATGTCAGCCGTCACGCGGCATTTTGGCAAAGCGCATAGCGACCGCTCCCTGTGCGCCCCGTTAAGTTTGACGCGGCTATCGAGAATCGCGACGCAGCCGGTGTCCTTTTCGGTGCGTATAAGCCGCCCGAAGCCCTGTTTGAGCTTGATGAGCATTTCAGGCACGACGACGAGTGTTTTATATTCGTCCATATCTTTATATAGTGTCTGTTCGTATTCGCCGATTGGGTCGGGGACTGCGAACGGCAGCTTTACGATTATGAGCATGGAGAGGGTGTCGCCGGGTATGTCGATGCCCTCCCACAACGCGCCGCTCGCGAACAGTACGCCGCCGTCCGACTGCTTGAAGCGTTCAATCTCCTTGACGCCGCCCTTGTCTAGCCGGAACAGGGGGAACGGAAGCCCGCGTTTGGCAAGCTGCTCCCATACCATGTCCATCACCTTGTAGCTCGTGAAAAGGACTGCGGCATGACCGTGTGAAGCGAGGACGAGTTTTTCAACCTCACTTGCGGTGTGGGCGATGTATTCTTTATTGCGCCTGTCGGGGAACGGCATGGTTTCGCTGATATAGAGCATGGCGTTGTCTTGGTGGTTGAATGGCGACGGCTTGCTCGTTTCGCTTACGCGGTTTCTGAGCATATCCAGTCCGAGCGTCCGCTTGATGTGGG